TGTAAATACTCAAACAGTTCAACGTACTTATGCATTGAGTTTATATAGTAGAATTAATGGAGAACTTTTGCAGAAATTGCCATTGAACACACAAACACCTTTTGATTATACATTTGGTAAGGTGTGTAGTGGTAATTACTTTGTATTATGCAAACCCACACAAACAATGCTGAGTGGTAAGGTGCATGTTGTTTCGGTACAGTATGAAAAAGAAAATATTTTTGTTTAACTTAGGAGTTTGTAATGACCATTAAATTGGCTACGGCCACTCGTAATTCTCGCGCTCAAGTTATTGCTGATGCAATTGATGCAGGATCGGCTGGTGGTGTTTTAACCATCTATTCTGGTACTCGACCGGCTACTGCGGGTGGTGCGATTGATCCGTTCACTAATCTAGTTTTGGGTGAGTTGACTTTTTCTCATCCATGTAAATCTAGTATTGATAATGGTGTATTGACATTTGCTAGCATTGCCCAAGACGCCGCAGCAAATAATTCGGGTACAGCGACTTGGGCACGCATTACAAATTCAGATGGTGGATTTGTAATGGATATGGATGTAACTAACAACTCTGGCAATGGTGATATTAAGCTCAATTCGACTGATATTATTCAAGGTGGTCCCATTTCCATTATCAGTGCTAGCTTGACTGAAGGTAACGGTTAAAAATTAACCGTTACTTTGATAAAAGCCGCCAGATTTAGGCGGCTTTTTAGTTTTAAACAATCAACTCATACGAGATAAATATGTCAGTGTTGGTTACAGATAAAATAGCAGCTCTTATACTGCACAAATCGGGTTGATCTAATAATCTGGTAAATAACTCACTTAAAGTTCTTGCTACATAACCCAACCGCTGATGTCCAATTTTTAATATAACTGCATTATGGTCATGAATATTGTCTGGTTCTGGTTGTAATTGAACGGCTAATCCAAAAGTAAGTTGACTCCATGTTTTTGGATCGGCAAAGTCATGATATATCACACCCATGACTCTATATACACCTAGTTGTATCACTTTTGACATTGATATTTTCCAATAATGGTGATTGGTATAATTATATACCTGTATCATGGAGTTTAGTATTAAACAACTTTCATTTTGACTAATTGGTCAAATGTATCTAACTCTTGTTGAATGTTCAAAATCATACGAATTGCTTTTTCTTTATCACCTTGGGACAATGAAGATATAACAGCTCCAGCTCCACTGACAAATCCAGAATAAAAAGTCTTTTGTAAAATTCCAAAGAGTTGTGGTGGTAGATTTGGTGGAAAGTCTTTGGTATATCGGTCCCACAGTTCTCGTACATACATTGCATTATCATCGTTCTGATTAATAGTCATTGCTAAATAAGCTCCGGTCGGGTTAAAGTAATTTAGTCCTTATGGGATGTTGGGTTGTGTTTGTTACCTTAATAAGGCCGGTTTCCGGCCTTATTTATTTTGTATAGATTAATAGCTCGATTCAAAGCAGCATAACTAAATCCATGTTTAGTAGCAAAATCTTTTAATTTCATAGTGGTCATGAGTGCCAATTCTACATGTCGTTGCGTGACTTTACGATTATGATGTTTCCAACCTTTTTCTCGACATGCACCCATATCGGGTCGTTTTTTAATAGATTGCCAACTTTTATTACGCCGAATATCCGATATGGTTTCTGGAGCTACACCAAACTCTTTACTTAGTTGGCTATTAGATTTGGTTGGTAATTGGAAAATAATTTGTTGGACTTGTTCAGGTGTTAAAGTATGACGATTCCGCATGTTTTTCCGTGGTTTAGACACAAAACAATCTTCACTGTTTACCCGTTCAGAGTAGAGTAATCCATGTTTAATATCATGAATAGTGTCGGGATAAACACCAAACTGATCTGCAAGTTTTCGATATGGGTCAGAAGATTTAGCAATATAGTCTAATTCAATTTGAGTAAATCGGTTGGGTTGTCGGCGAAGTCGATGCCGGACTAATAACATACCGGGTACTAAGTCTTTAGTATGTTCTGATCCGTATTTTCCAATTCGTATTTTCAATATTATTTCGGGTTCGATGTCTAAATCTTTGCTTAATGTATCAATGTCTTTATCAGACTCATAAATTTGAATGACTAATTGAGTATCAAGCATGAGAGTTTGCCAACCTTATAGTGGTGTTGGGGATGCTCGGTAGTTTTTTAAAGCCATATAAAGATTCAAAAGTCATAATTTGTTTGGTATTGAGTTTTGAGTTTGGGTATGCAAGTATCTCGTTATAAATATGGACATTTTCATAATCGGCCCACACTGTCATGGCATGGTACAACCATAATGCAGCATTGGCAGGCGTAAAATTAATGGGAATATTGATACGGTTGAAATAGTACCAATGTCCTGCTGGACACTGTTCTGGTTGCTCTAACATCAAGCTTAAATCTAATATGGCTAATTTATACCCATTATCACTCTTGATGGAAAATGTAATAGACTGTGAAGATTTACTAATACGAAGTTCGGGTTCAGTCGTTGACATAATAACCTCATATCCGTCTGTAAACCGGTCAAATCGGCGATTTTGGACACTTTAAGTTTTTGTAATAGTTGGGTACTGATTTTGCTAAAACATCGCTAAAATCGACGATTTGAGCCGTTATTAGACGGATTTGGTTGGGTGGATGGGCTGTATGAGTTTTATTTTATCATATTTTGAGTGAAGTGTTATAATATCTTGACTGATTAGTATTGATTTAGTAAAATATCTAATTATTTGGACTCTTTAAATGACACTTGCTGCGGTAAATTGTAGGACTGTATTACCGACTATATCTCTTACTGGCCTTCAATTGCCGGATCGATGGTATTTAGATTTTATATGCCATCGGCAACCCAACCATACCAAACCATACCTTTATGGTATTCAAGCTTTAAGCGGACAAAACGTAACGGTTTATATTTTATCATCAGGTGTTTGTTATTCAGCTTGGTATAACACGAGAACTCGTTGGTTAGTTGGAAATGAAGGTGTAGATTATGTGGGGCATGGTAGTGGTATCGCATTATTATTAGGTGGCTACCGTTGTGGTGGTGGGGATATTGGTTGGGATTACCATTCTTAAAAACACTAAAAACAAATAACCATGAAAGTAATGTGCATCAAAGACGGAAAGTTTATTTGCCGGATTTCCGGTATTGTTATGAATAATGGTCCGAAATACGGG